TCTTTCTTTTTCATGGAAGCAGCAGCATCAGCAACTTCAGGTGATGGATTTTTCATCTCACCTTTTTGGGTGGCACGCACCATGCCCATGAATTTTTGCTGTGCTTTGGATACTGCTGGCATTACTCTTTCTTGAATCCGTCTTTAAGGAGTTTTTGAAGTTCAGCTGTTGAACCAACAAACAGAGCATTATTAACTGTTGTTGGGGATGACTTGTCTTCTTTATTTAGATCCTTCATCTTCTGCTGTAAATCAATTAACTTGTCAGATACATCTCCGACACTCTTGATAAGTTGACCTACAACTTCATATGATCTAGGTTGTTGACCTTCCTGTGCCAGTTCAAGAATGCCATTAATTGCTTCTTGACCCTTCTCAATCAGAGAATACAAGTTACCACGAGTATACTCATAATCTTTGATATGGTCCTCTTGTTTACTGATTTTCTTTAGTTCCTGTTTAGTTTCCTTTACAATCTCTCCCGCTTGAACTTCAATGTCCAGAGTTTCATTTATTTTGTCAAATTCTTCATTCATACGTCTGTACCCTTAGTTGGACTGTAAGTTCTACCATCACCAAAGTCAAATCTTTCTTCACTGAAACCAAAGTCATCACCGACCTCAATTAGATCACTGTCATCTTGAGTAACAGCATCAATTGAAGTTCCTTGAAGATGTGAGTCGGCAAGTGTTCCATCTTCTCCTCTATGAACAAGAAGTGTTTCGCCACTAATTTCTCTGATACGCATCAGTTCTTTACCTATGTAGATGTATCCATCTACTACCAAACTTGCTGCATTTGTAACTTGGAACTCAGTTTGTGTTGCATTAATACCTGCTGCAAGTGTTGTTGCATTATCGTCATTATAATCTTTGAGTGCTCTAGGTGTAGCAACATATCTGAGTTCTCTTTTTGGTGTTTTGACATTTGTATTTGTGTTGTAATCAACCTGAACTCTCTTAATAAGTCCCTCACTACTATCAGCAATTGGACCAAACAGATAAGTTTTAGCAGTAAAATCTAAGTTATGAACAATAACTCTTTTTTCTTCATATCCAGATGTATAGTTGTCTTCAAAGTTAATATTTTCAAGAACCATTGGAATATCTCTTTTTTCACCGATAGATGATACCAAGTCAACAGTTACATTAAATGATGGTTGAAATACAGGAAGAATTTGTTCGATGATTTGCATCGCATCCTCATTATATTGAGTCATGATTGACAATCTGAAACCCAAATTATATGGGACAGGCATAAAGACTTTCTTTGCTAACTTAGTGCCGTCCTTGGTAAATGTCTTAAAGGTTTGCATTGTAGAAACCTTTCTGGAATTATCATATCTGATACTTACCATTTCAAATGCCAATCTTGGAAGAGTGATAGAGACTCTTTTTCTTGGATCTGGTTTTTGTTCTAATCTTGCAATAAATTTCTCTGCAGGACCATATGCAATAGGAACTTTTACAGTAGAAAAGTTAGATCCATCTTGCTTTTGATGCCGGATCTCAACTGTGTTAAAAAGAGTACCGAAAGCAATAATTGTCTTTCGTATAATCTCATGATAATGATATGTTCCTAACATGACACTTTAGATGGGTATAGTAACTATTTAGAATTCACCAAATGGATTCTTTTCAGTAAAGTCTAAAATAGTATCTGCTTCAGATTCTACTTCTATATTGTCTGCATACTCATCAAATTCATCCTGATCAGATATTGATTGAATAATTCTTCTGGCATCAGATCCAAGATTACTAGTTCCAATACCAACAACTGCTTCTCCTATAGCAAAATTACTGGAAGTATTAGTAACCTGTAGGATACCTGTATCACTCTCCCATTTGTGAACATATGCTGTAGTGCCCGTAGAGACGCCTCTAACGAGTTCTCCATACAAATAGTTATCTGTGTTTATTCCAGTCGCTGGAGGGTCTATAGTGACGTTAGGTGCTAATGTATATCCTGCACCTGCATTAGTGTATCTAATTGCACTAATTGTGTTATTAACATCTAATACAGCAACAGCAGTAGCATTAATTCCTCCAACTGGAGCAGTGGTAATGCCAACGGAAGGTGTAGAACCATATCCAACACCACGATTAGTTATATTGACAAGTCCAAGAGATCCTTCAGAAATAATCGCTGTTGCAATACCTCCTGTACCAAATTCATTTTGAGAACGAATTGTAAGAACTGGTGGTGTAGTATAACCAAATCCGGGATTAATGATATCGATTCTATCAATAGATTGTCCAACTTGTCCTGATCTTCTAGTCATCACTGCAACAGCAGTAGCATTAATTCCCCCTACTGGAGCAGTTGAAATTCCAATCAGAGGTGGAACTGTATAACCTGTTCCATCATTAATAAGATCAATGCGACTTACAGATGAACCATCGGAAAGTCCAGAGAGTGTTTCTGCAACAGGCATAGATGCTGTTGCAGTATCTGCTGTAAGACCAACCATTGTAAGTTTGGTGGTGAAAATAAAATCAGAAACAGCAACATCGACCTCTTCAATACCCGTATCAACCAGTTCATCCTGAGCAGCGTCAAACACCTCGCAACTCAATTGATAAACAAATAATTTATTCAGTTGATAAAATGGTTTCTTTGCCTCAACATATTTGATTTCAAATATGGTATTATCCAGAGGAAGGTAAATCAAATCTCCTTCTTGCGGTCTTGAATTAACTAAAATGCTACTATCACTTACCAAAAATGGACTAATGAAATCCTCATATCTTTCTTTTGAAATAATAAGTGTAATCTGATCTGTAGATTGAACACCAAACTTTGATAAAATGTCTCCACTACCAGCAAATCCATCATAGTTTGCTAAGTACGCTTCCATTCTGAATGAGTCGTCAAACTCACTTGCAATTGCTTCATTCAAAATAGCGTCTTGGTTTATCATCTTCCTGGGAAGATAG